CGGCTTCTCAGCTCCTGTTGAGTTGGATCAGAAGTATTTGGATGAGTACGACCGTTGTAATACATTGTTACGGTCAGGAGTGCGTGTCCATGCTATCTTTTCTGCTCATTTGAAGGATGAGCCAGTGAAAATTGGCAAAGATAAAGTGCGAGTATTCAATGCGGTTAACATTGTGTTTTCCATGTTGGTTCGTACTTATTATCTGCCAGTACTACGTTTCATTAGCTTGTTTCCTTTGGACTCTGAGTGTTGCGTCGGACTAAACGTCGAAGGCCCCGAATGGGATACTTTCGTCCGACACATTGAGAAGTTTGGAGCTGATCGTTGCTTTGGTCTGGATTATAAAGGCTATGATACAACGGTCCCAGTTGAAGTGACTGAAGCGATGCTTAGCATAATGATTAATTTTGCACGCATGTCCGGTAATTATTCCGAGGATGATTTGCGTGCTATGTCATCTATTGCTACAGAAGTAATGTTTCCAACAGTCGCTTTGAACGGTACGCTAATTGAGCTTATGTGTGTCTGGATCTCCGGAATCAATCTCACAGCTCATGGCGGGTCAATACAGAATTCGCTGTTATTGCGCAGTTTCTTTTACGGTGTGCGCGAATCAGTGAACTTGTCCACCAACATTCCATTCCGTAGTGTTGTAGCAGCGGGTACTCTTGGCGATGATTTGAAATCAACGGTTAAAAGAGGCCATGACTACTTCAACATGAAAGATTATCATGATTGGTTATTGACCAAAGGTATGGAGACAACCATGCCGGACAAGACGGCAGAAATTATTCCTTTCATGATGTCCAAAGACTGTGATTTCCTAAAAAGAATTACAACTTGGGACGAAGAGAGAGGAGTTTATGTTGCCGCATTGGACGAGGAGTCTATATTTAAGAGACTCCATGTTATTCGTTCACCGACTGACAAATCGATGGATGAACAGATCGTTGAAAATATTGGCACTTGCATGCGCGATTGGGCATTTTACCCACGAGAGATATACAACACTCGCCAAATGCAAATGTACCAATTGCTTGCTCGATCCGGGTATGTAGTACCCGACGTCCGAAAACACTACAGCGTGCTCATTGCCGAGTGGCTCGACAAGTACATGGCAATAAGCACAGATTCCTCTGGCAATTCGGATACCACAATATCGTCATTGTAGGCATTTGCTAGGGAAGACGGGTGGGGATGACGTTAGCCCCACATGGTTCGTATGCTTCTTAGGTCGTAAGCATTCGGATAACCTGTGACCTGGTAACTTTATAAAAATATTTAAATGTTGCGTTCGAACCCAGAACTCAAACGGGCCAGAGTCGGATGACTCGCCACGCGATATCATGATTATGGAAGAAACTTCCGCCATGGGACTTTGTATGGATCCTCAGTCAGGAATTCCTGGTATGAGGACTTCAGTGGAGTCTTTAATGGTATCGTCCCAAAATGTGTCCATGCATGATGGAGATGCAGGACATACGTATGAAGTGATTTCTGATTTGGACACGCCAATTTCAGGGGGGAGCAATGAATTACCCCTCAATGATTTTATGGCGCGTCCGATTAGAATTCAACAGTTTACATGGGTGCAAACAGTAGGAGGGTTTGCTCTCACGCTCAATCCATGGGCATTGTATTTCAACGACGCAAGAGTTGCCAATAGATTAGCGCATTATAAACGTTTTAGAGCAAAATTGTGTGTCAAGTTTATAATTACAGGTAATGGATTTTATTATGGTCGCTTAATTGCGTCATATTTACCTAGACATAACGATGATGAACTTACTCGACGTCGTGCGCTTATTAACCAAGATTTAGTGGAAGCAACACAAAGACCGTACGTGATGTTAGATCCTACAAATTCTACAGGAGGTGAATTGTGTTTACCTTTTATACATCCGTATGAAGCAATTGACATTACAGCTCCAATTGATTTACTTGACATGGGG